CACCGTACCAGAGTTGGACCGACTTATGTCTGGCCAGCAATGGTTATCTTTAAGGCAGGCGCCTTGTGGTACCTCCTTAAAGAATGGACCTAAAACGTTTTTAAAAGCGAATCAGGCCCTAGCTCACGAACTTGGTATTAAGACCCGGTCCGATGAGAGAAGGGAGATGATAGAGGTTATTACACCGAAATCGACTCCCCATAACGAAGAGGAAGAGTATGAAACCACTCTGACTCCCGTGGATGAAGTATTGGAATTATTCCAACCTAGCATCCCTATTGATCCCAACTCACTTAGTGACGACGGGTATCAACAAGTTGTTCGCAAAGGCTTAGCCAAAACGATTCAACTTAGCTACTCTGACCCTTGGAAAATCCAGGCGTCGAGAGCTTTGAGCTCGGTAAGGGAGAAAACTCCCCCAGAGCTCAGGATCTGGTATGCGGATTTACACCGTATCTCAGACCCTATCCCCCCCGAACTTCTAGGACCGAAGTTCTGGGGAGGAATGAAGAGAGACAAGCGCGTTCGCCCTGTCCCTTTCCATAAGATCAAGAACATGGATTGTACCATGCACTTGATCAAGTATCACACACATTGGGGTTCCAAGTTGTGGTTACTAGCCAAAGACAAAACATCTAAGATGTCTGTCTGGGCCAACACTCTCAAGAGAAGACTTAAAGCCTTCCTTAGAGGGGAACCTGATCCAGAATGGTCGGAAGATCAACTGAACAGGTATTATACTAACTTCGATAGAAGGGAGTATAACTTCAGGGCCTTGAGACTCATAGAAGTGCTCAAGACCTTGTCTGGAATGTTTGTACAAAGGTACATCACATTCACAGAAGAGATTTGGACGTGGGAAAAATTCGACGTCTACAATCTGAAGAACTTATCATACTTATTGTCTGATGAGTTCTTCGATGGCGAGTGTTCCAAGGAAGTACTCGACATCACAACCTACTATAAGTCCTTAAAGACTCATAGGAAGTTATTCAAGAGAATTGCTATGAATAGCATTCCCCTTGAAACAGTCATCGACTCCAAGGAGATCGCTGACTGGCTCAGAACGGATATCCCCATTTGGAGAACCATTCTGACGAGACCCGACACCGAGCATAAAGCTTGGCAGATCGGGATCTACTGTCAATCACGGGGTTGCGGTACGCCCCCCATGATAGACGTGCTACGGTCCAAGAAGAAATTCGTGGAAACCGTTTCACTGCCGGCAGAGCCTCTCCCTTCGTGGAAAAGACTACTGCTGATCGCAGGACTTAAAGAAGTACTTCTTAAAGTCCCCGACTCCGCTTTTACTGGTCTTGTTAACAAGGCTAGCATCAGCGTTACTACCTCTGCCTGTCTTGAAAAGACGGTGAAGGAAGGGGGTACTACCCAGGCCATCGCTGATGAGCTGGGTAGACTCGGACCGAATTATCAGATACCTATATTGGATCTGAATACGGGAAAGGTCTCAGAGTGGGTTCAACAATCCACCCTGGAACTTGGGGAGAAGATTTTCTGGCATAGCTTACAGAGAATCCTCGGCCTGCCACCGGAGAAATTACGTGAAGTGATGCTCCTGGTGGTCAAAGAACCTGGTAAGGCTAGATGCGTTACCAAGGGTCTCTCTTATCTGAAGGTCGTCTTAGACGTCGTCAGTAAGATATGCTCGCACCCCCTTAAGAAAGGGATTGCTAGCTCCCAGTCAGGAATGTCAAAAGAAAGTCATGGCTGGAATTGGTTCAAGAGCTTTTTCGGCTCTGAAGAACCATCTCTCTTCTCCATCGATAAGGTGGACAAGCAGAGGACAGGCCCCGACACTATACGGTGTACGGAGACCTATCGGGACGTTTTCGTATCTTCAACAGATTACGAGACCGCCACAGATTATATGGACTATAATATAGCCAGGATAATCTCAGATGCGTGGATGACCAAATGTGGTATTCCCCTCATCTTGCGTGGAATAGTAATTGAAACTTGCTATAAACCACGAAAGATCTCCTTTAGTGCTACAAGCGCTATAGGTGATCTAGGTAATCCTTCCGACATCAAAGATGTTCGTTGGATTATGTCGGCAAGAGGTGTCCTTATGGGCGATCCCTTGACGAAGCCTTGTCTGCACTTAGTAAACGTGCTCGCAAGGACCATCGCGATGAAGATTGGTGATCCCAATTTCATCCGAGGAATTTAGTGCTCTACCCTTCCGGGTCGAGGCCTAAATCGGTTGGTGAGTAAGACAAAAGTCCCAACACCAACCCTAACACACCTATCTCGGAGGATTACTCCCCTCTGACCTGGTGTCAACACATTGACGGTGCACGATGCACACCATATAT